TTTGATTTTGGCCGGTTTAGCTCCGGTGAGGGCTGCAATCACTCCGCCCGCTGGCAGGTCTGATTTTGCCAGTTTGGCAGCGCGGTTTTTATCGGCCTCAATTACACTGATTTTCCCGTTGCTGCGGGTGAGTATTATATACTGTTTGCTAGTGGTGCTGACCCCATATTTGCCGTTGCCCTGGCTGCGGCGCAGGCAGACCAGGACTTTACCGGCTGCAAAATCGTACAGCTCATGGTGCAGGGCTTCGCCATCAGCGCGGCGCTTGTGATCCCAGGTGATGCAGTCATAGCTGGCAGGTATCAGTTTTTGCTTTGCGGCCTGCTTGATGATGTCCAGTGCGCGTGGGTAGGTGGTTTCAAACAGCAGGGCTGCCTGGCTGCCAATTACCTCTCCGTAGCTGTTGCGGGGTATTGTTGCGGTCTTTTTCATGGTGTTTCTCCTCTCGGTCTGCCCGGTGTCCGGGTGCCTGTTTGAGATTTGAGCGGTCAACCGCTCTAGGTAATACCAATGTAATACATTTATACTACATAGTCAACTATTTTTTTGCATTATTTTTTACAACAACATTTAGTTATCAATCAAAACCACAACCACAACATATAGCTGTCAACCCCTAAAAATACCCCGATTTACCCCTAAAAATACCCCAAAAATACCCTTGATTTCGGTTTGCCCATTATTCAGGGTGTAGGCTCCCCCGTAATCATTATGGGGGCAGACCGTGGCTATCTACACACTGGCAGAGCTCGAAACCGAAATCAGCACCTACAAGGCGGCGCTGTCTGCCCTGGCTGGCGGTCGCACTACCAAGATCGGCGACAAGGAGCTCACTACCCACGATATCGAATCAGTACGCTCGCACCTCCAGTGGCTGGATCAGCAGCGTGACGCACTCCTAACAACGCCTAACACGCGGCCCGCATTTGGCCGCACCTACGCCCAGAACGGACGGTGCCGCTAATGGGTATCATCACCGGCATAGAGCGCGGTATTGATCGTACCATCGGCATGTTTAACCCGGCTGCCGAGGCAAAGCGGATCATCCAGCGCAAGCAGGTTGATCAGATGCGCATGTATGCCGCAGCCAAAACCACCAGATCAACCGGCAACTGGTCGCCGGTTGGCCAGGATGTCAACAGCCTGATCCGCTCCAGCTCTGCCACCATCCGCAACCGCTCCCGTCAGCTTGTCCGCGATTTTGCCTATTTTGCCCGCGCCGTTGATATCCTGGTTGATTACACCGTGGGCACCGGCGTGCAGCTGCAAAGCCGGGTTACCCGTGGCGTTGATGATGCCACCGGCAAAAGCCGCCTGCACACCGCCAAGATCAACGAGATAGAAAACGCCTGGTGGCGCTGGATGGAAGAGGCCGACGCCTCGGGCCGGCTGCACTACCATGAGCTTGAGCAACTGGCAAAGCGGCAGGATGTAGAATCCGGCGAGTTTCTTTTTGTAAAGGTCAACCTGCGGGACAAAAACCGCTTTATCCCCTTTGCGCTGCAAGCCTATGAAGCTGATTGGCTGAATTCCAACTACATCAGCCCGGCATCAGGCAACGTGGTCGATCAAGGCATTGAGGCCGATCCGCAAACCGGCCGCGTGGTGGCCTATCATTTCGCCGTGCCGGATGGGTTCAACAACCTGACCGGCGGCACCAAGTATCAGAGGATTGCAGCCGAAAACGTGATCCACGGTTTCAAAACCCTGCGCCCTGGTCAGCTCAGGGGCATCTCACCATTCACCACCGCCATTTTGCTGGCTGATGATCTGCACGAATACCTGAACGCCGAGATAGACGCCGCCAAGCTGGCCGCCAAATACATGGCAATCATCGAAACACCTGATGCAGCGGCATTCCAGGCCATGCGCGGCCTGGATACCAGCACCGGCAAGCCGATCGAAGAGCTTGAAAACGCCATCATCGAATACCTGCGCCCCGGAGAAAAGATCAACCTGCAGGGCCACAACCGCCCTGGGGATTCATTTGTCCCGTTCACCAAGCTGATTCTCAGCATGGTGGCGGTATCCACCGGGGTCACCCGTGAGCTGCTGACCGGCGATTATGACGGCATCAACTACAGCAACCTGCGCGGGATCCGCAATGATTTCATGAAATCGGTGGCCCCTCTGCAGCAGCGCCATATCCGCCAATTCTGCCAGCCGGTATTCCGGGCGTTCCTCGAATCAGCTGTCATGTCCGGGCGGATCAGTCTGCCCGGTTACTACACCAACCCCTACCCCTGGCAGGAATGCACCTGGCAGCCGCCTGGGGTTGAAAGCATCGATCCGCTGCGCGAGGGCAAGGCCCATATCGATCAGATCAGTAGCCTGCTGAGAAGCCCACAGGAGATCACCGCCAGCCGTGGCCGCGATTACGAAGAGGTGCTGAACGAGATTGCCGAAGCCAAGCGGATGGCAGAGTCACGTGGTCTGTATCCGGCCGATGCAAAAACCGCCCTGGCAAGTAACCCGTCCACCGTAAGCCCTGAAACCAACAAAAAAAGGAGCAAACGCCAATGACCGATCAACTGGCCTACCGGTCACTCACCATTGAAAAGACCGCCGAAGGTGCGCCATCCACCCTGGATGTCGAGGGCCGTTCGGTAGAGGCGATCGGCGCAACCGAAACGCCGGTTATGGAGCGCGATTACGACACCTGGGAAGTCTACCCCACGGTGCTGCTGATGTCAGGCTGCCAGATCCCGCCCAGCCGACAGCTGCCGCTTCTGGACACCCACAGCCGTTACAGCACGGCGTCGGTCATCGGCAGCTACCGCGATATGCGGATTGAAGGCAACCAGCTGCTGGGCCGGGCTGTGTTCTCAACCGCCAAAGAAGCTGAAGGCCCGTGGCTGAAAACCATGGAAGGCCATCTCACCGATTACAGCGTGGCCCGTAAAGACCTTGAGGCCACCATCATTCCGGCCAACCAGACCGGCCTGATCGAAGGCCGCACCTTCCAGGGGCCGGTGAAGGTGGTCACCAAGTGGATTCCCAAAGAGATGTCATCCTGCCCGATCGGTGCGGATGAAAACGCTAAAGCACGGGCGGCCACGGCACAGCCCGAAAAACAAGCAAAGGAGAAACAAGACATGAGTACTGAAACTCAAAACCGTGGCCTCTCCGCAGAGACCACACAACCCCAGACCCCGGCTGTTGATCTTGACGCAGTACGGGCAGAGGCAGTGCGTGCCGAGCATGCACGGATTTCCGAGATCGACGCCATCTGCAGCCGCGCCGACGTGCCTGCCGAGAAAAAGGCAGAGCTGATCAAGCCCGGCGTAACAGTCGATGCGGCCCGCGCCGCCGTCATGGAGATCATGCTGGATAGATCTTCCAAACAAAACCCCGGTTTCCGCACCAGTGGTCAGACCGACCAACTGCGCGCCGATCAGGTCCGTCTTGAGACGGGCGCCGATGAGCGCGACAAGTTCCGCGCCGCTGCCGAAGATGGCCTGCTGATCCGTAGCGGCATGGCCCCCAAAGAGGCCGCCGCCGGCGCCCGTGATTTTGCCGGGTTCTCCCTGCGTGAGCTGGCCCGCGAATCGCTGCGTATGGCCGGCCAATCTCAGGGCGGCGATGTCATGGCCATGGTAGGCCGTGCGCTNACCACCNNNGACTTCCCGCTGATCCTNGCCAACATTGCCAACANAAGCCTGTTTGCNGGCTACGATGCCGCNNCNGAAACCTGGCANAAGTGGTGNGGTGTGGGGTCGGTCAACGACTTCAAAACCAACACCATCGTGCGNGCNGGTGAANNTGCCGACCTGGATCAGATCCGCGANGATGATGAGTACAANTATGGCAGCCGNGCCGAAGCTCAGGAGCAGTTNGCCATCGCCACCTACGGCAAGCTGTTCAACATCAGCCGTCAGGCCATCATCAACGACGACCTGGGCGCCCTGACCGATATCCCCGCCGCCCACGGCGAGGCAGCAGGCCGCAAGGTTGGCGATATTGCCTATGCTGTGCTCACCGCGAACAGCGCCATGGGCGACGGCGTTGCCCTGTTCCATGCCGACCACGGCAACCTGGGGACTGCAGCCGCAATCGGAACCGCCTCTATGGCCGAGGCCGTGCAGATGATGGCCCTGCAGAAGGATATCGGAGGCAAGCGTCGGCTGAACATCGCACCCAAGTACCTGATCGCTCCCCCGTCGCTGGCACAGGCGGCCCAAACCTTCTTCGGCTCCAGCGTGATCGGCACCCAGGCCAACCCGAACCAGGTCAACATCTACGCCGGGCTGGTGGAGCTGGTGTTCGAGCCTCGCCTGTACGACAACGACACCAACGGCTGGTATCTGGCCGGCAGTAAAGGCCGCACCGTCAATGTCTATTTCCTGAACGGCAACCAGACCCCCTACATGGAAACCCGCCAGGGCTGGAGCGTGGACGGCGTTGAGTACAAGGTCCGTATCGACGCAGGCGCCAAGGCTGTTGACTGGAAGAGCATGTTCAAGAACGCCGGGGCTTAACTGACCGCATAACCGGGGGCGGGTAAAACCGCCCCCCACCCAATTACAAGGAGATCAATCATGGATAACATGGTCCAAGACGGAAAGAGAATCACCTACACCAACGCCACCGGCAGCGATATCGCCGCCGGCGCTCCCGTTGTCATCGGTTCCACCATCGGAGTTGCCTGCGTAGATATCGCCAACGGCGCAACCGGTGCCGTGGCCCTTGAGGGCGTGTTCACCCTGCCCAAAACCGCTGACACCACCGGCCACGTTATCGCCCAGGGCGACATCATGCTGTTTGACATCAGCACTGGTAAATTCGACGTGAAAACCGCCACTGACGCAGCCGGTGACATCCTGGGCGGCGCTATTGCCGTCACTGCCGCCGCCTCTGCCGCCACCACCGTTGATGTCAAACTGTGTGGCCCAGGCGCCATCCAGACCGGGCTCTAATAGGTGAAATTCAGTGATGCGCACATAGCCGGCATGCTGGCCGCCATGGGGCAGACCATCACCATCGGCACCGGAGTAGGGGCCAGCACCGCCATCGGCGTATTCAGCGACGGCCCCCGTGAGGTGATCCGCAACGGGGTGACGGTTGTCACCGACACCCCCACCCTGCTGCTGGACACCACCGCCGCCGCCCTGGTCACCACCGACAGCACGGTGATCACCATCGACGGCGTGCAGTACCAGGCATTCAACAAGGTGCCGGATGGAGCCGGTTTTGTAGAGCTGGATTTGACCAGAGACTTTTAACCGGAGGCAGCAGTGACCGACCTACTTCAAACAACCGACAAATGGTTTCTGGTGCTGGCCGTGCTGGTGTTCGGCGGATACTTCGTCTGGTCGGTGCGCCGGAT